AATAGAAAGGCAGTGATTCGTGGCAGACGAAGTGCTTCCAAATATGCCGTACTCTCCTTGTATTAATTATTTTACATCTTTTTTCTTCTTGGTCAACTTTGTTACGACCTGTTTAACTATTGGCCGTACAAGCTGAAGTACCAATGGTGCAGAAGCACCAACCAAAGCAAGGCTAAAAACCCCAACAAACTGTGGAGCAGACGGAATGTATTGTTCTTTCCACTCAACTGCTTCATAAAGAGTTATGCACTCACTACCATCTTGCCCTCTTTCGTGTCCGATAACACGTTCTAGCTTTTTATCGTTACGAAAATCTCCTACTCTTTGGTCATTTTTTCCAGGACAGGGAGGAAAGTCTGGTGGGGGAGGGTCAGGTAATGGAGGAATATCTGGCTGTTCTGTTTCTGGTAAGGGCGGTGGTTCATTATTAATAGGTGCTTCTTCTGTAATGACGAGATTCTCAGGAGAATAATCAAGCGGTATGAAACTAGGAAATGGTATATCACAAGTAGTAAACACTCCATTAGGATCTTCTAATAATAAATTACGATTACCAGTATTTTTTATATCTCGATGTTGATAAGTACAACCAGGAACATCTATCTCTGGTGGCTTTGCTATCTGTAAATAATGCGGATTATAAGGCTCTGGAACATTTGGAACGTATATCTCAGGAATATTTATGTCAGGTATTTCAATCGAAGGCATCTCTTTTTTTCAATATTTCTACTTCCGAAAAACATTTAGGACAAGACAAGTTAGTCATCACAGAAAACTCAGGATAGCCACTCATATCCTCTTCAATATCAATGTCTCCACCTATGATTAGCTCTGTATCGCACCAGTAACATTTCATTTGATAATTGGCATTGATTGACCTGTTTGACTTGGTAAAGCGTTATCTAATACTTTTGGCATCATGCCTTGAACATTATCAAGAATTTCATTCATAACTTTTGATTTAAACTGTTCTGAAGTTACATACTTGTAACCTAAGTACGCTCCACCACTCATGGAAGCTACCATTATGAATGAGATGATACTCAAAATCTGACAGATCCGATTTAGCATAGAAAAATGATTAAATTTGCAATTTTAAAAGCACTATCTTTTTCAAGTGTGCTTGTATTACTGCTTATTGTAGCCCTATCCCCTCTCTACGTCACTATGGGGATAATGACTAGGCAAATGCAAGAAAAGGTTAACTAGCCAAAAGGTATGCTTTGTAAGCGGCTTTAATTTCATCTGTCCATACTACATTGCAAACTGCTTTGATTTCATCTGTAATAGCAGTTACACCGTCAGGCTCTTTATCAAGCGGATTATCAACATAATTACCTGATAAATCTAAACTACCAGGTTCAAGTGAAAATCTTTCAAATGATCTTGCGATCTCTGTATTATCTCGTTTTACAACCGTTGCTTTTCTTATTTGAACTGTCTTGTAAATGCCAACGACTTCTATTTTGTCGTATTCTATTGATTCGCTTAGTGCCATTAGGATTAATTTCCAATTAAAACAGGTTTAGGCTTAGTTTTAAGACATAGCAACGGTCTATTTATACAACAGTGTAAGCAATAGAAAAAACAACTATTTTTCCACTCAGTGCATTAAGCGATACATCATTACTATTATAACTAGGCGATTTTATCTCTAAGGTTGTACCACTTAAAACACCCGCTAACTGATAGCCACCAAAATTTGTGTTTGATGCTACAAGACAGCTATAACGATCATCTCCACTTCCCGAACTAAATGGAAAACTACCAAAATTAGCCCCAGAACTACCACTCATACTTGGAAACTCTATGTATGCCTGTACGGTTACTGTTTTTCCTACTTTTACATAGTGGGCAGAATATGTAGTTATCGCTCCAACGTTAGATGTAGGAGTCCATGTGCCCTCTTCATAGTCTGTCAAAGTCTCACTTGTCATTCCACCAACATTACTTGAGGCAGAAAAATCAATTCCATGACCCGCAGTTCCTATTACTAAATTCCCATCGGCAACAGTAAGATTAGTCGTGCCGTCTGTAGTGCAATTATTCAATTTTGACCCACTTGCTAAAGTACAAGTTCCGTTTGAATTATCAACAGAAATAGCAGCAGCACTAGCTGCTACCCCTTTTATCGAATTTACCTTGATCTCTGACATAATTAACTAGGTTTTGGGTTAGCGTCTTTTACCGCTTTGATGTGAGTAGCCCACGTTCCAGTTGTATCTAGTTTACCAGCGAGCATATCTGCATACAACATATCAAGTTGATCTCCAAAAGAAGCATAAATTGTAGAACCATCAGTTGTTCTATCAGTTTGATACTTAACAGCAGCAGCTTCAGCGTCTAGGGTGGTTCGAGCAGCATCTATTTTACTTTGCTCCAAAGTTATAGATTTACCATCTTTATCAAATACACCTTTACTATCGTCAATGATTGATGCGTTTGGATAGGCTTTTAATATTGCTAAGTGATCTAAACTCATTATGCAGCCACCTCCTTCAAAGTCAGAGAACTCGTAGGTCGCATTATTTTATCATCATTTCCTGCATTCATTTGGTTTATAAAAATATCTACGCTTCCGCTACTTCCATGCGTAACTTTTACACCATAAGTAGTTGCACTTGTTGTATTCGGAGAATCTAAAAATTCTGCAAAAAGATTAAACATTTCATTGCTAGAACTTTGAGTTGCGGCAATAGTTACAGGCCGTCTAACTCCTGATGTATCGCCAACGCATATATCAGTTCCACCTCTGTTAAATTTAAAACCTGCATCAGTTGTACCAAGTTGCATACAAATAACACAAGAAATTAATACTTTATTACTTGAACTTGATGGCGTTATGGTTGCCGTCATGACATCAGCAGTAAAAGCTGTATGAGCAACGCTAGAGTATGTAGTAGAATCAGTTTTAGCAGTTTGTACAACCTGAAGAATATTCCCTGCCTTTGGGTTTGTTGTTGTTAATATCGTTCCATCTGCTGTATCAGGCAGAGTCATTACCCTTGTATTAGCGGAAGATGAGGGTGCTTGTAAGCTGAAAGACCCACCACCTGATGCTGCGTTTAGTTTAATCTTTGCTGTCATTTATGCAGCCTCCAATGCAGCGACTTTTGTTTCTAATACTTCAATTTTAGCAACAGCTTCCTGTAATGCAGCAGTAAGTAAAGGTACAAGTTTACTTTGATCTATTGCTTGATATTTAGGCACAGTTTCTTTTACATCTCCAACTTTTTTACCAGATGGAATTGTATCTTGTTCAGTATATAAAATATCTTGTGTTTCATCTTTATTTCCTGTTATAGCTTCTGGAACTACTGATTCAACTTCATGAGCAAAGAATCCATCTACAGTTTTTGTTGCATCTGCAATAAAATTAAATTTATATGGTTTTAATGTTTTTAATCTCGTAATTCCATCTGAAATTGACAAAACATTTTCTTTTGCACGATAGTCTGAAGTTGAAAAAATACCACAACTTGTATGGTCATGTTCAATTTTTCCAACTTGTGAATTATTATTTTGAAATTCCACAACAACAGAAACAGCAGTTGTGTTTGCTCTATTAAAGGTAATTCTTCCAGCACCATCATCACGATTTGGTTCGAATGTAAGTGCTCCTTGAGCTTCTATAGCCGTGCCACCTATAATAAATTGGCCGCCATTCAAAAATCGGGCACGTTCTGATCCAGCAGTGGCGAATGACATTGTTCTGTCACCGTTAGAAGCACCAGTTTTTAGGAGAAGAGAACCATTATAATATTGAATTACACCATCATCATAAGATGAATTTCCGATAGTTAAAACAGTATTATTAGAATTTAGTAGATGTAAGACAGAAGATGGACTTGATGTTCCAATCCCTAAACGACCATTACTATTAATAGTTGCTCTAGTCGTTCCACCTGTATTGATATTGACAGTATCAGATGCAAAATTTATTCCTGTATTACTATCTGTTCCTGTTAACGCTGGTGCAGAAGCTGATCCGTCAACCCCAGAAATTCCAGTAGTGCCGTTAATGTTTAAAGCCATAATTAAAGAATAACAAGTAAACTGCCAGATGGCACGGTCACAGTGACCCCACTATTTATGACAGGGCTAACTGTGTGTGCATTTTTTCCTGATGTTATCGTATAGTTTGTTGTTACGTTAGTGTCCGATTCAAAAAATACTTCATCATTACCTCCCCCCGTAGCTCCAGCACCGCCTCCCACAGCAGTAAACTCAGATCCGTTAAATATTTCAGCAGAAGTGGTTGTACTATTGAATCTAAAATCTCCTGTTGATGGCGAACCAGGTCTTTGAGCAGTAGTTCCAACAGGTATTTGTAAAGCTGTTGTGTAATTATGAATTACATCTCCAGTAAATGTCGTTCCAGAAACTTTAGCTAGACCTAAATTTGCCTGTGTTACATCTCCAATCTCAATATATCCATTATTAGCTGCATTTCTCAGCTTCATAAGGTTAGATGTTGTATTAACCGACAACTGGAACGCAACCTGTGTACCACTAGGATCTGCTGATCCACTATTTAAACTTTGTATAGCAGCAAAAACATTATTGAGGTCGGTTCTCACGGCGGAGCCCGTGCCATTGTCTATTGTATAGTCTGTAACTTGTGCCATTTAGAAAACTACCTTGTGCATATTCTACCCTCCTTTACCAAATCCGACAGCCTGATAAGTAAAATTTCTATCAATCGAAGCATTTGATGAATTTTTAAAGTGAACAGTAAAACCCGTTCCAGAAATACTGCTTACTTCAAAGTAATCTCCTGATGCCATATTCTGAGCATTGATACCAACAGAGGGTAAATTAGTATTTGCTCCAAGCAAAGAAGAAGTACCAACAAAGAATGGATTGGTAAACGTAACAGCCTTTGCTCCTGCTCCGCTTGCAATAACATTACCTTGTTCTGTTCTTCTCTGTAAAGATGCTGTATAACCTAGCTGAGAAACTTTGATGTCCTGTGCAACATCATTACTTGTAAGTTTTGCTCTGAATTGAAATCCTCTACCCTTATATGTGCCATTGGCAAAAGTTTGGAACGCAGTATATGTAGGAGATCCAGATGGGTTATCTTGTGTAACTCTCACTAGCATTTCAGCATTTACTTCTGTAGCCGTAGCTCCATCAAAATCAGTAATATCATCAATCAAACCTCTTGAGTCAAATAAATCTGATGGATAGAAACCCTCTGTCAAGAAATGACGTTTTAGATCAAGACTAAATACACCACCTAAATCTAAAGTATCTCCACCAGCAGTTCCTCCAAAATCATAAGTACCTTCAGAGACTATTCCACCAAAGTCATCTAATGAACCAACAGCATCAAAATCTGTGATGTCATCAAAGTTACCGCTACCAACTAAATTTAATGTGTTTGTAGTTGCATCAAAAGCAACATTGGTTTTTGTTCCTTGAAACTTAGGACTATCAGTATCTTCTCTCCTAGTCTGTGTAATAAGTGGAGCTAAGTTATCTGGCAATTCAAGAATTACACTTGTTTCTCCTGCACAGAATCTACCACCATCATCTTGGAATTTTAAAATATACTCACCTTCAAGATATGGAACTTCCGCAGATGTAGTAGCACCACTAAGAGCTTGAATAAGATCAGTACTATTAGTAAATGTACCATTACCATCGGTCAAAGGAGAATGTCTGACATATACCCTACCTCCATGAGTCACATCTAAATCTGTAGAGCGATTCCAACGTAATCTTACTAATTTTTCATTTATTGGTTCGGCTGATAGTCCAGTAACATTTGATGGTAATGCAGTTTTACCAACAGCATTAAAAGTTAGATCAGCAGAGGTCGCACTTGTCTGTAATGCAGCGTTATAACTAAATACTTGGAACTCATAAGTTCCAATATCAGTATTAAATATCTCGAAGTCAGGAGAAGATACTGTTGTAGAGACAAAGTTACCATTATTGAATCTATAGTTAACCTGATACTGCGTAACACCAACAATAGGCTGCCAACTAACGATAAGTTTTGATACTGCCTGATTATTTATCTCGACTATCTTTTCTTCAGCTTGTAAAGCAGAAGGAGGATCTTTTGGAAGATTTAGTACCGATACTGTTCTTGTTGGTAAAGTCGCACCGTCTTCAATAAATGCGTACTTCTCATTTACATAAGATAAAGCTGTGATTGTATAATTTATACCGTCTTGTTCTTGAACATTTAGAACTCTAAATTTCTGGGCTTGAACTGTGTCATCTTGCAGCAGCCAAACTGTATTAACATTTGGAGTCTGAGAAAAAGCAGAGGATACTGTTACAACCGCACCTGAGACACTTGATACTGATTTAGTTTCAACAGTTCCATCAGGTAGTATTACACTCAATGTTGGATTATTTGTTGTTGGTAAATCGGTTGCAGCAGAATCATCTACAGTTATCTGGGTCGTTGTAGCAGAACTTACTCTTCCACCTCTACGAACTCCTGATCTTACGGGATCTGCTATTTCGATAACAGCACCAGGTCGAACCACTACACCAGAATCTATTGATGTTGTAAAAGCACAGACCTCAGATTCATTATTTTCCGAGAAAACGATTGCTTTTGCTAATCTTCTAGCTTGGCCTCGGCTGGTACACGCAAATGCTTTTACTTGCTTAATAACTACCCCTATCTTGGAGATCAAATCGGTATCTTCATAAACCTCAAAATCCACTTCTTTACTGTCCATGTTGAAGTAGGAGACAGACACTACACTATGTCTTGTTTTTAAACTACTACCTGAGTAACTAAATCCAGCATCAGTTACGTTAGATAAGTTGAATAGATAACTGGCATCTGTTGGCTTGTCCTGTGTAATTGTTACCGATCCAGCAGACCAGATAGGCATACATCGCATCACACCAGCTAATTCATTTATCAAAGTAAATGCTTCTTGGAGGTTTTGAATATTAACATTACAACTAAATCTGGCTTCCTGCCCTCCTAATCCATCTGATACCAATGTGTTTGCAAACTTACTCGCATTTACAAAGGAAAATAAATCAAGACTGCTATCTGTTATGTGATTGCCAAATCCATATCTAGTGTCTGTAAGAAGATCAAGTAACACCATGCTTGGGCACGAGCACCATTGAGCAGCACCCATAACTCCATTAAAAATATAGCCATCAGGATAAACAATACGACCAGTTGCACTGTCCACACTTGGAGTACCAGAACTGTTTGCACCAGCACCAGGAATCCTTACTTTTACTCCTCTAACACGATATTTTCTACTAGGTATTGATTGGAATTGCATAGAATCCAATCGAATAGAAGCGTAGGCACTATTGGCATAAGTACTGGCATCGTCAATTATTTCGCCAAAACTTGTCCACAAAAATGAATCAATAAGGCTTGAACTTGTGCTATCTGCTGTAACTCGGCTAACTCTTATATCTACTGGAAATGCACCAGTAAGATTCACTCTATAATCTCTTTGGTAAGCATCAGCAGTTCTACCTGTAACTGTGTCACTAATGACATCGGTAAAACCACCAGAATTATATTGAACTGAAATTTTCAAAGATACAGACGATCCAAGTAAATCTCCTTTATCTGTTGCTTTTTGTAGTTGGGGAAAAGTTACTGTTACGTTTACTGCATCTACATTTGAATTTGTTATCTGTCTTGTAACTGGTGTAGAGGCAGTAACAGTTACTCCAACCGATGTTACAGAAGAACTACTTTCAACACCTGGTATTTTTGTCTGGTTTGATGTTCCAAATCTGGGAGTAAAGTTTACGTCTTGAAAATTAAAATCAGTTGTAGTCGGATTAGTAGAGTCAGCAGATTCTTTTAAAACAGGAGTGTCGTTCAAAAATACATCTTTTAGTGCAGCATTGTTATACGCAGTAGTTCCCTGTGTCCTTCCTTCTTTTGAAGCACTGGCAAATCCCTCAATTTCTCCCTCAGAAATTAGGTCAAGAATAGTAGAAAACTGCCTACTATGTAAATTATCGGGTGTTCTAGTTGGTTGGGGAGGAGTTGGAGGACTTCTTCTACCTCCAGAACCTTGAATACTTTTAGGTTTTGTCATGCTTGTACCTGCTGGGTGTCGATTGAACCACTGATGACCACTGAGCCCGTCACGATTTCTCCATAACAAATTGGTACAGGTGTACCAGCCCGTGATGTGTTTTGAGTTCCAGAAAAATTGTATGAAAGCCTTGGATCTTC